ATTGAGTCTATGGATGAAGAACTAAAAGGTATGAGAAACAATAAAATTAATATAGATTTTTTAAAAGAACAAGTATCTAAATTACAAGTTGATGTAGAAAAATTAATTAGAAATGGAAATGGAGAACACTAATGATAGAAATGGTATTTGCTTTATTACTTTTACAAGACCATAAAATTATAGAACATCGTTATCATGAGTCGTTATCTAAATGTCTTAAAGCTAAACGATATGCTATGAAGGACAGAAACCCTACAGATAGAGTTGTCTTTAAATGTATACAATCTAAGGCAAACATAGAAGTATATATGGGAGAAAAGAAAATTACTTCTTTAATATTAGAATGATAGATAGATTTATATATAATTGTTTTGCTAAACTTGATGATATGATTGCTTGGATTGACAAACTGTTTGCACCAAGATGTAAATGTGGTAGAAAGAAAAAGAATAAATGAAATTTTTTTTAACAGTAATTATGTGTTCAGTATTAAATGGTCAAACAACTTGTTTACCACCTCATACATTTGACACAGAGTACAATGATGTTTATGATTGTATGGTAGATGGTTATAATAAATCAAGTGATAAAACTATTGAACTTGGTAGAGAACAAATTAATGAATACAATATTTTTATTAAGTTTGGGTGTTCACCTAAATCAGCAAAACCAACAAGTGGTGCTTAACTATAAAAAACATCTGAAGCAATTTTTTCTAAGTCTTCTGATAAAGAAGTAAAGTTAGTATCACATTCTTTTAACAAAGCTTTAATCACACCAGCATTTTCTTTTTTGAAATGAGTTGTTATTTTATCCATAGGATACTTAGACAATTCAGTTATGAACTGTCCTTGATTATTAATAAGTAATTTGAAACTCATAAGATGAGCTTCTTTTCTTCTTACTCTTTTCTTTTGTTTAATTTTTCGATTGGTCTTCATGTTTCTTTCTCAGTAAATCAACAAGGAAATCATCATCTCCTTTTTCAGAACTTAATTTAGTTAATGGTTCTTGTCCATCAACATAAGTTTCTATTGTTTTAATTCGTACTGGATTAACCATGAATACAGGAAACCTTTTATTATCTAGAGACTTAACCATAAAGAAACCATCTTCAGCTAATCCAAAAGTTTCTATATTTTTAATATCAATATCATCTGAACCAACTAAACAAATTCTTAAATTATATTTACCTGCTTTAGCTTCAACAGGTTTACCATTCATACCTACTATTTTATTCATATCTCTGTCCTTACTATATGTTTTCTTACTGCTCTAACTAATTCTTCTATCTTATCTATACAACTAATTAAATCTTTATCAGTAATGTAATGTTGTTTTTCTTTTAACTTATCATATTCTTTTAATGAAATAGTGACAGTACTTTGTTCATTTTCATATGTAGCATCTACATCTCTATCTTCAATGTTTGTCATTAGATACCTTCATCTAAATAAGTTTTGCTAGTAAACGATTCACCAATAGGTTCTTCTCTCTTAACAGGTTGTGGTTTATATCCTATCTCTCCTGTTTGATAATCGTCATCAACTAAACTATCAACACTCTCTGTATAAAATTCATTTAACTTATCATTGTTTTTTTTAATTTTTATTTTAACATGGTCTTTTAATTCATCAACTTTAACAAATAATATTTTATCTATTTGTTGATGTATACCATACATATTTAAATCATTTAATGCAGCAATAAGTCTGCGAAAACCTTTTGCTCTTTTCTCTAACTGTTGTATTTGTGCTTCAGATAAACTCATGAGTAATCCCTTTCAAGTATCATTTCAAGATAGTGAATAGCTTTTTCAATATCTTTTTCTTTGCCTTTTGATTTATGTCTACAGATATATTTAATAGCATTACCTTCTGCAAACTCTAAATTATTTTCATTAATAAAATGAGCAGGTTGTATTTTCATTTTAGAATAATGATTCCCACCTACCTGCTTTTCTAATGAATCATAAGTACTACCTTTAAACATATCTTTATGTGTCATTATAATGGTCCTTGTTCTATCATTTTTTGTCTTCTTAATTGTTGTTCAGTTGGTTGCAACATATCATTTAAATCATCTATTGTCAACTCTGGGTTGCGTTTTAATTTTTTAACTATCCATTTGTATGACCAAGGTTGTAGTCTAAATGTATTACCACTATAATAATGGGTTTGTTCAGGCATAAAAGCAAATACATTTTTATAATTAATTTTACTAGCTTCTTCTTTAGTCATTAAAGTATGCAACCAAGCTACTAAGATATGTCTAGCTTTTCTTCTTATTGGTTTCATTTGTTTACTGTTCATTTCTTTTTCTCCAATACTTTAAAAACTTTTTATCTTTAAAATATTTAGCAATCCTATCAGGTGATACTTGTTCTGATACTATACAATCATATATATTTTTATAATCTTTTTCTTTTATTTCCATTTTTATATCCTATACTATTTCTATTTTTATATAACTTTTGCCAAGACCAAACATTTATTTTACTAGACCAATGATATAAGAATAAAATTATTTGTTTCATGAATACGCACTCACTTCATCTACTGAATAAAAATATTTATTAATATCTCTATATTTTATTTTACATTTTTCAGACCAGTATTTAATAGCATCTGCTCTACCCCATTCACCATTACCATTAGGACCTTTTCCACATCCTTTAGGCACTCCAGTATAACCAGAGATATAAATGTCCATAGTGATTCTAAAAAACTCTGATAAGTTTTTTACATAAAGATTAAAAGAGTCTTTACCTTTAAATTTTACTTTGTATATTTTATACATAGCTTTAATCTCTTTATCTTTTTTCATTGCTTCTAGTTTTTTCATTATTTATTTTTTTAATTTAATTAATTTAAAATTATTTTCTCTATCAAAATATCTGTATGACATTCTAACTGGTTGAAACTTATATACATAATCAAACACAATCGTTTCATCTAATTCTTTACAACTATAAACATCAAGCTGTACTAATGCTGGATTGTTTTCATCCCATGAGTGTAAAGTAATATGGGATGTTTCTATTATAGTCACACAAGTTAAACCTCTATTACCTTTAACTTCACAATACTTTGCATATGGACCAGCAAGTATCTTCATATCTATATCTTTAATTAAACTCTTAGTCCACTTCTTCATCATCTTTAAATCTTTAGGTGGTTCTAAGACTTCTGCTCTTACTAATAAATGTTTATGCTTGAGTTCTTTTTCCATAATTTTTTAATTGGTCTTCGTATTCATATGTTATCTCTTCTACTAAAGGTTGTTTAACTACATCAGCTAACATAACATTCTTATTAGAATACTTAAATACTCTTAAACCTTTACCATTGTTTGTATCAGAATGACATTCCCATTTATGTGGACAAAACATACATCCTGTAGCTAAAGTTTTATTACCATTCTTTTCTGTTTTAAATTCATAACATTTTTCTGGAGGTGTATCTTTTTCTAATGTACTTCTTAAATTTTTAATTAAAGATTTAACATTAGGTTTAGCCATGTCTTCAGGTTTATAAAAACATATGTCACCACTAGATTTATCAACAACTAGAAAGCCACCTTCTTTAGTACCATTAGCTGTTTCATATCCTGATAACTGGGCATGATAACCAAATGGGTCATCACCTACTATCTCACCTGATTGAAATTTTTTAAAACTAAATGATGAAGCTGATTTAACATCACATATTTCACCATCAATCTTACTATCTATATGACCAGAGATACCATCTATCTCTACTTTTTTTTGTTGGTCTTCTATTTTATGTCCAGATAATTCTGCTAAATATAAAATCAAATGTTCAATAATATGTCCATATAAAAATTTTAAATTTAATCCTGCGTCTTCATCTTTTCTATCTTTAGGACTATGCTTATCATACCATAGTTGTCTAGCAGGTTTACCTATGACTGACATTCTAAGTTGTCCTTCTTTATCTGTCTTAACTGGTGGAGTATTCCAAGCTAACATAGCTTCTTTAATATTATTTAAGAAGACATTCATATTTTCTTCTGTCATGTTAGCAGGTTTACCATTAGATATATTAGCTATCAGATGTTTAATATCTGTTGCTAAAGTACTAATGTGTTTCTGACCAGTTGTTTCCAATTTTATATTTTCCATTTAGTGGACACCTTACATTTAATTGTTTACCTGCATCTACAATAGATTGTACTGCTAATCTTCCAAACTCGTCTGCTCTTTTCTCTTCGACTTCGTATTGAAATTCATCATGTACATTCACTACTGGGAATGCTTTGATTTGTTTTATCTTAACATATTCATCTAGCAATGTCAACGCATACTTCATAACTGTTGCACCTGCTCCTTGTAATAAAGTATTTAAAGCTGCGTGTGGATACCTTATTATTATTTTTCTTTGGTCGAGTCCTCTGACCCATCTTCTTTGTGCAATTCGTTCCACTTTTTCTCGAAGGTGTCTAAGACTTGGTGTAGCTCTAAGAAATTTCTCTTTAATTCTTTCGCCATCTCTTTCCGAACCTCCAATGATACTTCCGATTTTTTTTGAACCT